GAAATAAAATCATTCTGTAGTTTCAGTATTTAATGCCTCGATGTAAACTTCTTTCATGATAGATTTAAGTTTATCAGACTCCACATTTAATTCGAGGCCATCAATATATTTGGACAAGATTGTCATTGTATCTTCTGCTTGATCTACGATATCTTGATCTTCAATTGAATTGGTATCACTAAAATCTTCTACAATACCAATATCACTTATACCTGATTTGTATAAGTTATCAATTACATAATCAAACAGAAAAGGATTTTGTTTATTTAATACTACAACTTTAACCATACAGTCTTTGTATTGGTCGTAATCAACTGATTTCCAATGTTCAAAGTCTGTTTCACCGTCATCATAATTAATTTTATGAAACATCTTGTATGGATTTTGTATGAAGTGTAAGTCACGGGTATGAGTATCGAAGATATGAAATCCTCTAGGATCATTAAAGTCCGCCCACGTTATTTCGCCTGGTGTTCCAACATATGTAATGTTGCCATCAGTAGACTTGTGATGAAAGTGGCCAGTCAAAACTAAATCATATCTAGAAAATAGTTTCCTGTCAACACCGCCGTGAGCAATGTTACCACGATCCATCTCAAAGCCATCGATCTCGAAGTGACCAAAACATATTTGTGACTTACTTTCTTTAATGAAGTTCATTACTTCTTTTTCATTATCATCACAAATCCAAGGTACAATATCAATTGGAATGCCATCGAAATCAAGGCAAGCAACTTTATCCCATACTGTTACGTTGTCGTATTCATTCAATAATAGTGTTGATGAATTAACCTCTAACGTATTCTTATATGCTACATCGTGATTGCCTAATAGTGTGTGTAGTGTTATGCCTTCTTCTTTGCATTTGTCAAAGAAGTATTTACGGCATAGATATAACGAATTGAAATTAATAAACTTTCGGCGATCAAATAAATCGCCTAGCTGAAAAATTGTTGTGATGTTATTTTCTTTTAGATATGGGAAAAAAGTATTCTCATAGAACTTCCTATAATAGTTATGGAACTCTAAAGAATCTCCCCTCATGCCAAAATGAGTATCACCCAAAATACATAATTTCATTTATTTCAATCCTATTAATATCGTCACAGTATACATGATATAAAAATCAATGTCAAGCAATTTAAGGTAATTGTTCGTCTATACCTAATAAAGCGGATTCTGCATCCTCTTTAGCTTTGTCTTTCTTTTTTCTTTTGTTTTCTTCAAAGGTGTGAATGAACTCAGAAATGTTATCATACATCTCAAACTGTTTCATGTTGCCGTTTTCATCTTCATACATTTCACCTTCATCTAATAATCCAAACTGTTCGGTGGCTTTGTACTTAACATATAACTGTTTCTTCTCTTTCATAATACGGCGAAGAAAAGCATAATAGATAATTTGAGTAAAGTAGGCAAAAGGATTTTTAGACTTATCGGGATCAAAATTTCGGAAATACATTAGGCAGTTTTCAATGCCATCTGAAATCATTTCATCTCGGAAAGAATATGATATAAAGTTAGGCTTGCGTGACAGATGGTCAGCAATCTTCAAGAAACATTCACCAATGTAATTTGGTATGAATGGTTCAGGTTTATTTTCTTTCTTTGCCTTATCACAATTTTCTCTGTAGACTATTAAGGCCTGTAGAAAATCTGCGTTGTTTACATAATGTTTAGTTTTCTTCTCACTCATATTTACCTTTTTTTTACTTGACTTACGGCTTGACAACTGTTATTATCTCGGTGTTGCCTTTAAAATTAATGTAACTTAATATTCTTCTTAGGTTCATAAGCTTCATATACTTCATTAATTTCATCTATTTCTTCACCTTCATACTCTTCATACTCTTCATCATCGGAATCATTTTCTAAAAACCTCTTTAAAACATCTTCTTCTTCCTCTTTAAAGAGTTGCAACTTATCTACTAATTTAACATAGTAATTTTTAATCATTAACTTAGGTTCAACTGTAGTGAGAATGTCCGAAGATAATAATGTTGCCGTGTTATCTTCTATCAATTCAGTTGGAAGCCAAGGTGAAATAAGCAATATTGATCCCTCTTTAATTCTTTTAAAAATGATAGTCATAGGATCCTTTAACATTATCATTTTTGTTTCGACATCTTCATAGCATGTTGATATAACATCTTCACCATTTTGTAGTCTTACTATTTTTATATTATGCATTTTTTAACTCTATGTTGTAAAACTTATAGTTGAATTTTTCATCATCGTATATTTTAACACGTTCTATAAAATGTTTCAAGGTATAATTAGCATGTTTGCCTACTCTAAAATCATCAGCAATATCAAACAAAGTAGCTTCAGTTTTGTTGTCACCAATCCTTAATCCACGACCTATCGATTGAAGATTACGTACTCTTGACTTAGAGGGTGATGCAAAAATAATATTATGAAGATTGCGGATGTTAACACCAGTACTAAAAGTACCGTAACTTGCAACAATAATTGCATCGTTTTGCTTCTCTGTAATTGATCGTATAGATTCCCTAATCTCAACATCGGTGCCACCATATACAAAAAACACATGTCTTTTGCCTGCAAGAGCTTTGATACTAGCATATAAATCTTTTCCATGTTTTTCCACTAATTGAAATAATATTAAAGTATTACCCTCTAATGAGAGTGTTAAATTTTTAATAAAGTCGTTTCGAGCTTTGTTTAATACGATATATTCTTTTTCAGTATTATAATCCCATTGTTTGGATATTTTACAAATGTGTTCGGGGTATTTAAGTATTAAACATTTAATTTTAAAATCAGCTAATTGCTTATTATCAATTAACTGTTTTGTTGTTGTTGCTTGATATACTGGTCCAAATAAACCTTCTAGAACCAGTTTGTGCGTTTGTGTTCCATCTAATGTACCTGTACAACCAATTCTATATGAGGCATTAGTTAAACCTGTCATAATTGTGGTGAGTGATTTAGCTTTATATAAATGCGATTCATCACCTAATACAAAATCAAATTGTTCAAAGTATTCTTTTGGATATTTATATATTGATTGCCATGTAACCACGGTTAATAGTTTGTCTGTAGACTTTTCTTTACCTGCATATTGACGATGCACATTCTCTTCAGCATTATAACCATATGATATAAAGTCTGAGTACATTTGTTCTACTAAAGATGTAGTTGGAACAATTAGTAAACCTTTTTTAAAATTGGCTTCTTGTAAGTAACGAAGTATAATATAGATTATAAGTGATTTGCCTGAGCCAGTAGGAGATAAAATCATGATACGTTTATTTCTTACCGCTTGTACAAATGACTGTAATTGATAGTCACGCACTTCAATTGATTCTGGCAAACCTATTGTTTTAATAAAGTTTACAGCTTCAATTAATGAAAAGTTTTCTGTTACAGAAACTTTATCGTCAATAGATAACGAGTAATTTCTTTCACTACAGAATTTTTTAATGTACGGTACTAAACCACGATAGATCGTGAAGTTACGCAAATCAGCTAAGCGTATCTTGCCGTCCCAAAATTTAGATTTAAAAGCTGGAGAGAACTGATGGCCTGGAACATAGAAAGTAAAGTAATCTGAAAGTTCTTGTGCTAAACTTTTTTCACATTCAAATCTAACATATACTTCATCTAGTTCATGTATTATTAAATTAGACACCTTGAATAAACTTTTCCCAATCTATAAATGATTTTAATTCCCAAGCACGATTATTCAATTCTTTTAATATGCTGGTACAAACATCAACCATTTCTTCATTAACAATTTTTGCCGCCAGAAAACGATTTACATCTTCATCTGCTTCCATATATGTAGACAACTCGGCCTTGATGACATATGGAAAAGGTTCCCATCCACGTTTCTTTAGTTCATCATCATCTAGTTTGCCTGTGTAATACTCCCACTTCAACTTCTTCATCTTATTATATTTAAACTCCGCTTCTTTAACAAGTAAGCGATGTTTAGAAAGTATGTTTAAATATTTACTGTGTAACTTTGGAATTTCTAGCAAAGCTTTGCCAGGTTCTGTGCGGTCTATATCCGCATCCTTAGTCCACATATCTAATAATTCATCAAGTTTCTGCATAAAAATCTCCTGTAAGGAGATTATACATTAGTTAAGGCAGTTTGTCAACATTATAATAGGCAAATCTGAACGATGCATCGGCACTAATGATAGTGTCTGGACCATCACTAGTTGATACAACAAAAGAAGATAGACTTATTGGAAACAAATCTATAAAGTTGAATTTATATTTTGGTTTATTTGAAGATGATAGAAGAGTTAAAGATCCATCAGAGAATTGTGGGGTCTTTGTTTGTTTATAACGAGTGAAGTTATTTAAATTAGATAGATTTTTATACTCATCAAAATCGGTAGGAAAGGTCATTGCACGAAGCCAATCATGTATTTCTAACCAAGCTTTAAGTTCTTCATCAACATAGAATGTGACGTTCATTATATCGTAAATTAATTTTTCACCAGGTGAATATAGGTCAACAAAAGGATTGTTTCTAGGTATCTCACTAGTAGATACTCCAGGTACACTTACTGACTGGCAGAAGTATTGTACATTAGGTACTCGGCTAAAGTTTAATGCAAACTTATTTGGTTGTAAAAAATTTGGATTAGATGGATTTCTTGTAAGTGCTGTCATAGTGGTTTATTTAGGCATAAAAAAAGAGGCACCTTGCGATGCCTCCTTTAAAGTAGTCCATTTTTGTTATTATTATAATTGGACTTATTTTTGATTACATTAAGTTTGCAATCTTAAACGCACGGTAGTACAAGTTAGACTTGGCATTAATTGTGCCTAGACCTTGTGTAGCACCTTCTGCGAATGGATTAGCAACTAAACCGTAACGTGTTTTGAAACCAATCTTTGGTTGGAAGTTGTTTGTATCAACTGCACGAACCATTTGCAAAGGTACGTATGGGCAGTAGAAAAGACCTGCGTCATATGCATTAGAACCTTTGTAGCCCATTACAGCGAACTCTGATGTTGAGTTAGCAGCAAAGTACGGATCGATATACACCTTGATACGACCAAACAATGTACCAGCAAAAGTATTACCAGTATCATCAACAGTCAAACTAACTTGACTATTTAAAGCAGATTGGTAGTCTAATAGACCAGCCATTGCTAAAGCAGATGCAACGTCTGAAGAACAGATCATTACGTTACCTTTACCACGGCGAGTTGTCTTAGCAATAACGTTAGCTTCACGCTCTAACTGGAATGCCAAACCTTTAATCTTCTCAACCATCCAACGACCATTTGAATCTGTGTCTAAGTCAAAAGTACCTTGAGTTGTTGTACCAACTTGAGCACCAACTTTAGCAGATGTGTAGATTGTACGGATAACTTCACGGTTGATTTCAGCTAAAATTTCTGTTGAAAGAATGTTAGCTAATTCTGTTTCAGCGTCAAGACCATGAACTGCCTTCAAGTCTTGTGCTAATTCCATTGAGTACTCAGCTTTAAGAGCACGTGATTTAGCAGTTACAGAAACCTTCTCAATTGAGAAAGCCATTTCGTTGAAAGACAAATCTTCAGCAACAGATGTAGCCATCGCTTGACCAGTTGTCATAGCTGTAGAGAATACGTTTTGGTTACCCAAAGCAGTATTAGCAGCAAGGCTAACAGCAGTTTGTGTTCCTTTGTCACCTGAGAAACCAGTGTTAGCTTCATTGTAGAAAGCTTCAGTAGCTCCGGCAGTAACGTTTTGTGTAGCGTATGTAGAACGCATTGCAAAAATCAAACCTGTAGGACCTGTCATTGGCTGTACACCACATAGGTCATAAGCGATTAGATTTGGCAATGAACGGCGAACCAAACTGATCAAGATTGGATCGAAACCAGCAACTGGACCGCCAGCAGCAGAACCACCTGAGTAGCCTGTGCCACCTAGTGAGTTAATTGGAGCTGTTTCATACAAAATGCCAGATGACTTTTGCATTTCTTGAGCTTGGTTCTCAAGAATAACGGCTGTAACAGCTTTACGATACGGGTCTTTAATAGCTGGTAGATCAGGGTGATC